ATGCTGCTATGGCTGCAGGTCTTCTAGGTACAGTCTCTGATCTAGTAGGAAAGAACACGGCAGCGGGAAAGGCTACGGCTATTGCTGCTACCACTATAGACACCTATTTAGGAGCGCAGAAAGCCTATACTTCTCAACTAATTCCAGGTGATCCTTCATCTCCTATTCGTGCTGCTATTGCTGCTGCTATTGCGGTAGCCGGTGGTATCAAGAACGTGAGAGAGATAGTGAAAACTAAGGTGCCTGGAGGTGGTGCTGCATCTGCTCCTTCTATTTCGGCTGCTGCTCCTGGTGGAGTTCCTCAAGTACCTACTATCGGGAACAGTCCTATCACGGCATTAGGTGCTGCCATGCAACCTACCCAACCTTTGAGGGCTTATGTGGTAGAAAGCGAAGTCACAGGGACACAGAAGAGGGTAGCAGATATTGAACGTAGAGCAGGATTTTAATAGTTACAGATATGGAAAAGAAACTACCACTTTATGAAATGATGATCGGGGATACTATCGAAGGCGAAGAAGAAGTAGACTTCATTGCCTTAGTAGAATACCCTGCAATTCAGAAAAACTTTTTAGCCTTTTCGCAGCAGTTCGTAGAGCCTAGCCAAGGTGAAAGCAAAGAAGACTTTCTACCTAGATGCATTGAATATATGATCAATGAGGGTAAAGAATCCGACCAGGCTGTGGCTATCTGCTCGACTCAATGGGAAGGTAGATTTCAAGAAGATTCATACAATGACTACCCTCAGAGTGCAAAGGATAATGCCGAAAGGGGTATCCGTTTGAATGAGGCAATAGGGAATAGATGCGCTACTCAGGTAGGAAAAGTTCGCGCGACTCAAATAATGGCAGGAGAAAACTTGTCTAGGGAGACCATCCGAAGGACTTATTCCTACCTAAGCAGGGCTGCCGAGTACTACAACCCTGAAGATACAGAAGCCTGTGGGACTATCTCATATCTTTTGTGGGGTGGTGAACCTATGCTTAGATGGGCAGAAAGCAAAATGAATCAGGAAGACTTTCGGGCTGTAGGTTTCAACAAATTTTCAATCGAGAATCAAGATCAAAGAATCGTGACTGGGCCTTTGATGGTAGCAGATCTACCAATCTATAGAAGGGATCAGGATGAAGAGTACTACGTTTCTTTCTCTGCTGCCGAGATCAAAAAGATAGTACAGAGATTCTTCAAGAAAGGCTACCAAAGCAAGGTAAATGTAGAGCATAGCACTCCGGTAGATGGGGTCTTCATGTTTGAATCCTACATTATTGACAGGGAGAAGGGAATCATGCCTCCGAAGGGCTTCGAAGATATCTCAAATGGCTCATGGTTTGGGTCTTTCAAAGTTGATAATGAGAAGATCTGGAATGAAGTGAAGGCAGGTACTTTCAAAGGCTTTTCTGTGGAGGGACTTTTCCGATATGAGAAGACCAATAAAGTAGTAACTCAGGAGGAGCAGATCATGCAGCAGATCTTCAAGATACTTTCTCAAATTGAACATTAAAAATCAATTTAATATTTACAATTATGAACGCAAAAGAAGCACTAGTAGAAATCAAAAAACTACTTTTCTCAGAGGCAGAAAAGCAGGCAGCCTTCGCACTTGTTGAAGGTAAACTTGTGGATGGCACAGTAGTAGCCTACGATCTTGAGGCGGGTTCGATCTTTGTAATCGGTGAAGATGGGGCACAAATCCCTGCACCTGTTGGAGAGCATCAACTTGAGTCAGGTGAGGTAGTGGTAGTACTTGAGGAAGGTAAAATTGCAGAGGTAAAGAAAGAAGAGCCTAAGATCGAAGTAGAGATTGAGGCTGCTGCTGAAGTACCTGCTGAAGAAGATCCTAAGAAGGATGAAGCAATGGCCAAAGTAGAACAGGCTATGGGTGACCTTGAAAAAAAGGTAGAAGAATTGACTGCTAAGGTAAAGGCAATGGAAGAGAAAGCAGAAGAGGTAAAGGAAGCGGTAAAAATGTCTGCCGTAGTACTTGAGTCTTTGGCAAAAGAGCCAAGTGATAAAGCAATCACAGCACCTAATCAATTTGCAAAGCAGTTGAAAGTAGAAAAAAACGACAGGTATAACAGCCTTCAAAACGCATTTCAAAAATTAAAAAACAAATAAAAAAATGGCACTAGATTTATCAGGATTAACTAACTATGTGAAGGAGAATGAATTGCAGTTGACTTCTGCAGCCATCTTCTCTGCAAAAACTGCTTCCCTTATCGAAGCACTTGGTAACGTTCAGGTTGGAGTAAAATCCGCTGAGACTATCAACATCATGACTACTGACGCTGTATTCCAGGCGGGCGGTACTTGCGGATTCAACTCTTCAGGAACTACCACTATCACTCAGCGTACTATCACAGTAGGTAAAATCAAGGTACAGGAAAGCATCTGCCCTAAAGCATTCGAGGCAAAGTACACTCAGAAGGCTTTGCGTGAAGGATCTACCTATGACTACATGGCATACGCTGCTGAATTCTCTGCTCAGAAAGTAGCAAGAATCGGTGCTGCCCTTGAAACTGCTATCTGGCAGGGAGATACTACTTCAGGTAATGCTCAATTGAATAAGTTCAATGGCTTTGCTACTATCATTAATGCCCTAGGTTTTGGTGGTGCAGGTGATCCAATCAATGGAAACTCTGCCAATGTTACTACCTTGACCACTTCTACTGTGATTGCTGCTGTAGATGCGGTATTCGCTGCACTTCCTGCTGAACTTTTGGACAAGGATGATGTAGTAATCTTCTGCGGAAATGATACTTTCAGAGAGTATGTTCTTGCTTTGAGAAACGCTAACCTATTCCACTATCCTGTAGATGCTGCCAACATGGAACTAGTAATTCCAGGCACAAACGTGAAGTTGATCGGTGTTAACGGATTGAACGGAACTGACTACCTAGTAGGTCTTTCTATGTCTAATATGTACCTAGGTACTGACCTTTTGAATGAGCAGGATCGATTCGAATTGTTCTATGCAAAAGAGGCGGACGAAATGAGATTCGTAGTAGAGTTCAAAATGGGTGTACAGGTTGCATTCACTGATCAGATTGTTTTCTGGAAGAAATACGTAGCACCTTAAATAAATTCGGGTAGGGGATTTACCCCTACCCTATTTTAAAATTTTAAAATATACAGATATGCCTTGTGCCTTAACTCAGAATTATACACTAGACTGCAAAGATAGTGTAGGCGGTTTAGTAGCCGTATATTTTGCACCTTATGAAGATTTGGCTACAGTAACCATAGCAGCCGGAGTAGTTACTACTTTGACTATGGATGCCACCAAGAGATTCTACAAGTATGATCTTGTAAAAGAATCTTCAAACTTCGCTGAGGCTGTGAATACGAATGTGCAGAATGGTACTATTTTCTATGCTCAGACTCTTGAAATTGTTCTTAACAAATTGCAAGTAAATACCCGTAATGAGATTGTTCTTTTGGGTAAAAACAGACTTGCAGTAATTGCTACAGATAACAATGGTGAAAACTGGTTCTTGGGTGTTGGAAATGGTTTGGATCTTACAGGTGGAGGAAGTGCTTCAGGTACTGCCTTTGGTGATAGATCAGGATACACTTTGACCTTTACAGGTAATGAGAAGGAACTTTGTCCAAAAGTGACAGCAGTCATTCCAATTACCTAAAATATTTGGTTTGTTGTTTAGATGTGAAAGCGCTCCCAATTTTGGGGGCGTTTTTTTTGTGTACACAATTCTAGTTTTTTCTATTTATAGGTATGGTGATAATTCAGAAGGGGGTGAATAGTGTGATCTATATAACCCTATTTGACAAAAGAGAAACTAGCAGCAATACCTACACCTTTCTATTTCAGCATGAAGTAACAAAGGAGGAGGTGACTTTAACCCTTACAGATGTGAGCGATTTCAAGCAGAGATCTTCAGAATTCAATATCTTACAGGCATCCTTTACAAGTAGCACAGTAGGATTTTGGAGGTACTATGTAACCCAAACGGGAAGCGGTGCTGACATCATTGCCACAGGGAAAATGGAATTGACTGCACCTAATCTATCCACTACAGGAGTGGTAAGATACAACGGCTATAATGGTACTTATAAGACCTATACAACAGCATGATAAAATTATTCAAGTTTGACCAAGTGCCTCTACCCGTTTACAAAGAAGTTAAGGGGAAGGAATACGTTTACTATGGGGAAAAGAATGACTACCCTAACTACCTTCTAAGGATCTACAATAACAGCGCAAAGAATAACGCTATTATAACAGGCAAGGTAGACTACATTTGTGGCAATGGGTGGACTGTCAAGGCAGAGGATGAAATGCAGAAGGCTAAGGCATTCGGCTTGATTGATCGAATTAACACCAAGGAAGAAAGCCTTAATGAGTTGACTAAAAAACTTGTTACCGATTTATCTATTTTTGGAGGCTACTATCTTCAGGTAATCTGGACAAAAGGCACCGGTGAAATTGCAGAACTTTACCATGTTGACTACTACAAGGTAAGAACGAACCTAGACAATTCTGAATTCTACGTTTCGGACAATTGGATCAAGAATGACAATGTCAATCCTAGACCTGATTTTGAGACCTATCCTGCATTCGATCCTAATAACACCACAGGCACACAGATCTTGTACTTTAAGGAATACAGAGCAGGGGCAAATACCTACTCTCTGCCTGATTATAGAGGGGCTATTTCATACATTGAACTAGATATCTCTATCGGGGAATACCATTTGAACACAATAAACAATGGAATGTTCTCAAGTAAGTTAATCAACTTGAATGGTGGTAAGGTAAGCCAGGAGGAAGAGGATCGAATCGAAAGACAATTCAAGGATAAATTCTCGGGATCTAAGAATGCAGGAAAATTCATGCTTGCTTTCAATGATAGCAAAGAAAATGAGCCTTCAATAGTAGACCTTTCAGGGACTGAATTAGACAAGCACTTTGACCTTTTGAATAAGACTGTTCAGCAGGAGATTTTCACGGGTCATAAGGTGACTAGCCCTATGCTTTTTGGGGTTAAAACAGAAGGTCAATTAGGTGGCAGAGCAGAACTTCGGGAAGCATCTGAGTTGTTCCAGAACACCTATGTAAACGCAAAGCAGCAAAGCCTTGAAGAGGTAGTGAATTACCTTTTGAAGTTTAATGATATCGTAGCAGAACTTGAGATCAAGAAAACTGAGCCTATTTCTTTCCAATTTAGTGAGCAGATTATTTCTACCAACATGACTCAGGATGAGATCCGTGAAAAGTTGGGACTTGCTCCAATGTCTATGGATGTGAATGAATTGAGAGGCTTGATTGGTCTACCTATTAAGACTGAGATCGTGACTCCTGAGAATATAAATCAAGAACCTGCTGCTGCTTTTTCTGATCACCTTCACCTTGAGTGCAGTATCTCAGAACACGATGCAGACATCCTTAAAAAGTTTGAAGGCAAAGGGGTGTCTAAGGATAAATTCAAGGTAATTGAATCTTCAAAGATGCACTTCTCAAGCATGGAAGACTTCATCAAGCAAGATCTATTTGCCGAGTACCTACTTAATGAGGTGCAGAAAAAGATCCTTACTCAGATTCAAAGAAATGAGGCTGTGACCATTCCGCAGATTGCAAAGGCAGTAGGCATAGATGAAGCATCTGTGATCTCAAGAATCAATACTTTGATAGATGATCAGGTGCTAGTGGAGAAGATTAGCCGTGAAGGCTTGATTACTAGATCGGTGACTAGAACAGGTGAAGCGGCTATCAAGAGACTTCAGCCTGTTACATCCTTTAAGGTGCTTTATTCCTATGAGGAAAGACCAAACGTACCGGAAGCAAAGAGTGGATCACGTCCTTTGTGCGAGAAGTTGTACGGAAGTGGGCTATTCTTTACCAGAGAAGAGATTCAAAACATATCCAATCAGTTAGGCTATAGCGTTTTTCAACTTTGTGGAGGATGGTACACCAATCCAAACACGGGTAGAAGAACTCCATTCTGCCGTCATGAGTGGAAAAGAAACGTAGTAGTAGAAAAGACATCATAATGAGCGCAAATGTTTTAATGATATCGGAGCAATCCTTTAAGGATTTCACGGTAGCCTCCGCAAATATTGACTTGAAAAACGTCACTCAGGTGATCAAGATGACTCAGGATAGGTATATACATCCTATCTGTGGGACTGGGCTTTATGATAAGATACTTCTACTCATTTCTAATGGTACTATAGGTCAAGGAGGGAATGCAGTCTATAAGACTTTTCTAGATTCATACCTTACAGATACGCTTTTCAACTATGTCCTAGGTGAGTTGCCTATGGCTATGCAATACAAGTTCGTAAATAAAGGGGTAGTAAAAAGAAAGTCTGAGAATATTACAGAGCCTACCTTCGCAGAATTGCAGAGCATTTCTCAATACTACAAAGGATATGCAGAATGGTACGCAGAAAGGGCTATCAATTACCTATGTGCTAACTCTACCCTGTATCCTGAGTACTTGAATCCAGGATCTGATGTGACTACCATCCAACCTGTGAGCAATCAGTACAAGGTGGCTATCAATCTAGGCCGTGGGGACTATGAAGATCACAGACCATACAGCGAAAGATACCAAGGCAATCGATACAAAAAACCATTCTAAAAATGGCTTATTCTAAAAACGAAAAAAAGTTAAAAGAATTCCTAAGCAAGCAGCATGACATTAGTAGACCTAGTCAAAAAGTTAAAAGCAATCCAAGAAGCGCACCCAATGATCCGAACCTTCGGAGAGGGTGATATCTATGACTATGTAGATAATGGAGGGGAGATTCAGTACCCTGTACTTTGGACTGTGGTACGGCCTGCCAT